ACGTCTCAGGGTGAGCGGGCCTCAGGCCGTTCGGTCAAAACTCACGGATTCACGTCATCACGAAAGGACGCTCGGGGGTGAGAAAGGATGGGATCGGGAGCGGTAGGTCAGTGCCAGTTCTGTTTGAAGTCCGAAGTTGGGCCTTGGGTCAGATAGCTTGGCCCCTCGCTTTGGGGTCTTTGGAAATGAAATAACGAAAAATGATCGCCAGAACCCAGGTGAGATAGAGGACTGGTAAAAAGAAATGATATGCGGTTAGTAATCGCCAAAAGGTAACTCGCTGTTCGGCCGGGCCCTTGATGTTCCAGTCAGCGGACATAAGGAGCGCCGTTGTCCCAGGTTTCAATATTGCTTTGTCAGAGGGCGGAATGGTGGTGGATCCTTCGGCTCCATCATGGATTGAACGAATCTTCACGAGGACTCGCCCTCCGGCGTAAGGGCCATCGCTCGACTCGACCTGAACCATTCGAAAATTTCGTGGCTTGAAACCCCCGAATGGGATGACAGTTAGTTCAAAGATTACGAAGGCTGTTAGTAGAACCCCTAAAAGGTGGCCGCTGATCCTGAGAGTTCGAGATTTGATTGCTTCCATTACCCTTATCCTTGGTCGATGCAAGCCACTTTGCAATAGCTCTAGGACACTCTTAGAGGGATGGGCAGCACCGAAAATATCCTTATAGGGAGGAGGCCTCTTTGAGTATGTATTTCTTGTTGAATTCTTCAGCCATCTTGGGGTTCAGTTCCTTGATGTGAAGGTAGCATTCCTTGACGGCTTCGGGCTGGCCCATGCTGTCGCAAATAGCTCCGAGATTTCCCCAGTAATTAGCCAGCTTGGGGTTGATTCGCAGAAGCTCTCGCCAAGCCACAGCGGCCAATGCGGGGCGATTCTGGAGAAGATAGGATTTTCCGAGTTGCGCCCATGCGAGTTGATCATTTGGATCAACCCCCGTCGCCTCCTTGAAAGCGTTAACGGCTTTGTCAAATTTACCAAGATTGATGTAGGTCAAACCCATTGCATGCCAACCTTCGATGAAGGCATGATCAATCTCCAGGGCCTTGTCGATTGCAAGTAAGGCTTTCTCGATTTCCCCGCATCCCACAAGTGCCTGCGAAAGATTGAGTTGCCACTCGGGCGCCTTCGGCTTAAGGGCCAATGCTTGGTTGTATGCATGGACGGCCTCGGGGAATTTCTGTAGGTCGGCCAAAGTGTTCCCAAGGTTGTTCCAACAGTCCGCCATGTCCGGTTTTAGGTCTACGGCTTTTTGGAGGGCATCTGCAGCCAATTCGAGTTTTCGCGCCCGAATATATGCGTTCCCGAGGCGGAACCACTCAATCGGGTGGGATTGGATACGCAAGGCGTTTTGGTAAGCCTGAATGGCCTCTTCATGTTTTCCTTGCATGCTAAGGGATTGACCAAGCCCACTCCAGGCCAAGTTGTCTTTGGAGTCAGCCAAGATTTGAGCCCGGCTAAGGGATTCAAGCTCCGCCCACTTGCCGTCCTTTTCAAGGCGGAAGCTAAGTTGATGGCTCTGGCTTGGAGCGGGTTTAATTGGGCCCAAGTCTGCAAAGAGGCTAAGTGCAAAGCTCGGAATCAAGATTATTGGTCGGATTTGCCTGATCATGTGGTTTCTTTATGGCTATTTTGATTCCGCAGGAGGAAAGGGGAACAAACTCGTGATGCTCGCCCATTTATTTTCGTCTGTTCCCAACTGGACCCGGTTTTGGATCATGAGAGCATTGAGTTTAATTTTGAACTTTTTTTCGCGCCCTCTACGATAACGGACCACCAGATAATCGAAGCAATCATCACTCCCGACATAGAAAACACCAGATAACATGGAAGAATAATAGCCTTCTGGCCCGTAAATATAATCCTTTAGCTGTTGGATCCCAATTTCTTTCACATGCTTTGGACCGAAGGGGCTCAAAAGAGAACCCAGGAGCAGGGCAGTTGGGAACAGTGGGTAAGCCATTTAAGTGGGAGTTTACAGGGCGTCAATCACATAGAAGCTGCAGCGGGTTACGAGCTTGAATGGGAGGTCCTCAATTCCCACTCGGGATCCAGTCTGGTCCATAATTTCAACGTGAAGGGGATCGCTTTTTGCTTCTCGAACAAGGAAGGAATACGGGTGGTCTCCTTCAATTGCCTTAATGTGGGGACCGACAATTTGAAGGTGCTTGTTTTCGCTTGAGGCAACAGCAATAAAGACTACTGGTTCAATATTGGTGGGCGTGAGAATATCGATGCTGTAATTTTCGCGAGTCAATCGAAGATGGACAGGGAGGCCTGAAATCTGATTTTTTACGGGTTGTCCATTTGAGCGTTTTACGGTGTCGAAAGATTTTTCGAGAACTTGGAGATTTGGTTTTTCATCAAATACGACATGCTGATAAGTGATCTTCTTGGCGCATCCCAGAGCGAGAAGTGCGAAGGTAATATTGGTGATGATTGCAGTGCGCTTCATCATTTGTTTTCCGGCTGCTTGGGCTCTTGGGTAGGAGCTGGTTCCGGCTTGAGTTCAGGAAGTGGCGGCGGGGCAAATGCGTCACGAGGAACGGGAGAATCCCAGCCCGGTGCCCAAATTGGAAGATCAAACTGAGGGAAGCCTGTAGATTGCAATAGCCCATCTGTAAATGAATTTGAATTGTAATTCGGGTCAAACATGGGAACTTGGCCGGTTGGGAAAAGGTTGTATTCAAGGTTGTTGGCGTAATTATTAAAATTGCCTAGCATTTTATCGAAAACCTGATTCTCATTCTGGCCTCCCGGCATGGGAAGCGGCCCCGACTGGTACGCCTGCGGTGTAATGTCTGTTTGCTTGTTGATTTCCTTGGTGAGGTTTCCTCCAAGCCCAAGCGAGGGGCCTGCACTTAAAGTTACATAACGTCTTCCGTTTGAATCTACGTTGCTAAACATGGGGTTGTTCTTCCACATTTCTTGATTATTTGGAGTGAAGCGAACAGCCGTGTGGTAGGGCCCAATGCCTCCGACTCTATGAGCAGTAATTGTGATGTCATTGCCGGTGGGATCAATGTACATCAACGGGTTGTTTTGTGCATAAGCGTAAAAGTTGAAACTCTGCGGATTCTCCACCTTGTAAGGCATGGTCCGGTCCCATGTTGTGAACCGTCCATATTGCGGCATATAAAAACGCGCCTGCATGTATATAAGGCCACTGGGATCAGTTTGTTCGTGCCCTGTAAACCCGAGAGCAGAGGCAAAAGTGCCGCTGGATGAGGTGCTGCTGGCAGCATAGTACTGGCCGCCCGACCAATACTGAGCTAGTGCTAATTGGGCAGCCCTTGCGTCAGCTCTTGCAAGCTGCTTCCGAACTCCATCATGGTATTCGGCTTCAGCCATTTCTTTTTCCATGGCGTTGAGCGCGGCGACGACAGCGTCTCTCTCCGCTTTTCGTGCAGAACCCGACTTTCCCTCTGGAGGGGCTGGTGGCGTTTGCGCCTGAAGGCAGAGCGGGGCAGCGCAAATCAAAGCCAGAAGTCTAGGCCGCATCATGATCTCCATTGCATCTTCATGAAGTTCTGATTATCTCTCAAGCGAGTGATGATTGGCTAGTTGGATCGGTGCATGAAATTTCTGATGGCAAGTCCGGGATTACTAAGTATTGCGCTTCAATGCCTTGCGATGGACCGACATCAGGATACCTCTTTTCACCTCCCTCGCGTTGTCACATCAAGATTCGGTAGGACCTCGAACACACAGATTTCTGAGGCCAAGAACCTGCCTTGGCTCCGATCCATCACCTGAAAGCGGTAGCACCCGGCCTCCACCAGGTCCCCTTCCTCCACATCGAAGGACAGGACCCCGTTCGGGGCATCATCCAGGCGGAGCTTATCCATGCCCTTGTCCTGCACCATTCCACTGGGCGCGCAGATCCTCACGGTCAGGGCATCCGAGCCGGTAAGGTCACACCCTGTCGGGATGGAAATCCGGAAACCGAAAGTGCCTTGCTGCATTCGCGCTCCCCTTGCGAGTTGACTGTGAAGGGGAGGGACGTGGGAATCTGCGCCCCTCCCAAAAGAACCACCGGACCTGCCCGCACCACCGGAATCACGACGGGGCCGTCGGCCAGTTCGAAATCCAGGTGCAGGATCCGTTCAGATCCACCAAGGGCGTGGTAGCTGCCGAGGACTGTCACGTTCCCCGCCAGATCCCGGACCCTGCCCTGGATGGAGTAGACCCCGAGCGATAAGGCTGAGAGGGCGACCTTGCCCACGAAGTTCGCGCGGGAACCCCCGGGGGAAGGAGCCATGAGAACCGGAACCCGCTTCCCTGTGAGGATGTGGAAGAGGCTCACTTGCCCATCCTGCCCGGCCCAATCCTCCAGGAAGGCCGTGTCCAGAAGTCCCAGGGGCTCATCGCTCGACAGGGTGATCCATAGTTCCTGGAAGCCGCCCCGGAAAAAGAGGATCATCGACCCTCCAAGGTGAAGGCCAGAACCGGCGGAAGCCCCAAGGGCTTGGGAAGGAGAACCTGGGGTCGCCTTCCCGGGATCGAACCCTGGATCGGGGCCTGTACCCGGATGGTGGCCTGTGCCGGGATGGGGGCGGGCACTGCCTGGAAGGCTCTCCCCACCAAGGGAAGCCGGGACAGGAACGAGAGCATTTTTCATTCCTCCCAGACGAAATGAACGTCCAAAGCGGGACCTGCCCCGGAGCTTACGTTCCAGAGGAGGAGGGACCCCGAGGCCGGGATCACCAGCTCCCCCCTCCCGTAGGGCAGGATGAGGCCCGCCCCGGCCGCTGCCGGCAGGGTGATTCGGTCCAAGAAGGCGGTGCCGATGGTGGGCACCGTTGACCAGGCAGAATCCACGCTCCCCGTTCCGGCCCCGTCGGTAGGGTCACAGGCCTGGCCCGTCAGGCTTACCGAGGCTGTCCCGGGGGTATTGGCACGAACGAGTCCCAGGGATAGGGTGGTGGCGCTGGAGAGGTAGAAGCCGATTTCACGGACGTAGAGGCGCTTTCCGGCGCCAGAGCGAAGGGCGGCAAATGCCGCCCCCGCTGCTGCGCCCGCGGTACGAATGGCACCACGGTATAAGGCCACCCTTACCTCCCGTTCAGGAGGAAGACCAGGTTGGGTCCGATGGTGTCGATGGTCAGGTCGAGGTCGACGCCCACGATCACGGTTCCGCTGGCCCTGCTCTTGAGGTTCAGGCGGCCGAACTTGACGCCGTCCCCCGGACTGACCTTGAGGCCCGAGGCCTGGGCGGCGGCCAGGGACTTCTCCGTGGTGGACCCGTCGCCGAAGGTGAAGTCGTTCCTTCCCTGGGTGCTATGGTTGGCAAGCTCCAGGTAGGTGATTCCGCCCGCGTTGGCCCAGCCGGGCAGGATGGCCAGGGAGGGGGTCGTGACGTTGACGGTCTGGCCCGTATAGCTCTTTCCGCCCAGGGCGATGAAGGCGGCCCCCTCGGGCGCGTCCTCGATGAAGCAGGCGCTCTCCAACTGGCCGTTGTTGCCGACGCTGTCCTGGGTCCGGGCCTTGAAGACATTCTGGACCCCGGCCGGGGAACTCACGATGGGCGCGGTTCCGGCGGTGCCCACGAACCGCCAGCAGTTCTGGTAGCCGATCCCGACCTTGTTGCCCTTCCCGTCCAGGGGGTTGGCCGCGAGGGTCACCTGGCCGGGAGCGGGAATCGTGGCGATCTGGTAGGCGCCCGGCTGGAGCGAGGGGTGGGACAGGTAGAGGTAGTCCCCGGCGGAAAGCCCCGTGGTGCTGGCGAGGCCGTACTGCTTGGTGGTGTCGTCGTAGGTCCCGGCATTGCCGGAGATCACCACGGAAGCGGCGGGACTGAGGGATCCCTTGACGCTGGCCGCCCCCGGAATGCCCGAGGCCTGGTCGATCCATGCGTCCACCAGGACCGCCACATCCATGGAGGCGGGACAAATGACCCATTCGAGGCCCAACCCCTTGAGGATGGGATCCATAGCGGAGGCGCCTGCGCCGTTCAGGAGAAGATTGGCCATGGTTACTTACCTCCTTCCGACTTGGCCGCCCACCAGCCATCCAGGAGGCTGTGGGAGGCCATGAACCGCTGGCGGGCTCCGCCGAGGTCGGGCACGAAGTGGCCGTGCTCGTTGGCCCTGCCGTGGGCATAGGCATCGGTGAGGATGCTGTTGATCTGGTCGAGGCCCAGGCGTCCACCCTGGAGGGTCTGCCAGGGGCGGGGGACCGTGTTGAGGTCGGGATAGGCGTAGGGGATCTGGGAGGGATCCAGATGGGGATCCGTGAGCTGTTCGGGCATCCGAAACTCCAAAAAGGGTTAGAGGGATTTGACGGCCGCGACGGCACCGGTGAGCCCCACGGGGGCCACCAGGAGCTGCGGCGGGTCGGTGGAGAGGAGGACCGCGCTGGGACTGGCGCGGTAGGAATTGAGCGCGTCGTATAGGAGGACGGAGCCAGCCGGGCTGATGGGGCGATCTGCGAGGACGTTCCCGAGGTGGTTGTATTGGAGGTCGTGGGCCTCCCGGGACCACCCGGACCCGTCGCTGTGGGAGCCAAAGAGGATGGCCCGGTCCGTCTCGGCCCCCATGGGAAGCGGCTGGGGTGCCCCGGCGTTGCCGCCTGGAAGTCCCAGGCCGAAGGCCAAGGGGTATTCGGCGGCCAGGATGGGGGCCGTCCAGGTCGTGCCCCCGTCATGACTGAAGCTCACGATGCTGCTGGTGCCGTCCGTGCTGGTGCCGAGGGCCGCCAGGAGGGAGCCCAGGTTGACCAGCTGGCGCCAAGTGCCGTGGCCGGGTCCCCAGCCGGAGGTTTGGGAGCCGAAGTCCGCAAGGCGCCCCAGGGGGATTGGGTTGCCGGTGGAATCCACCCGGACGACTTCCGCGATGTTGGGAATGTCCTGACCCGGGATCCACCAATGAAAGAGGTAGAAATATCCCCCGGAGACGAACTGGATCCCTTCCGCCCCGTAGAGCCGCAGGTTGCCCTGCCCATCGGTGTACTTGGGCCACGTGGTGGCCCAGTGGAGGCCGTCCGCGCTGATGGACATGACGTTCCCGCTGAAGATCATCCAGACCGTTCCGTTCCAGAAGGGCTTTCCGGCCAGGTAGACACCATTCGTGCCATCCGAGGCGGGGCCCAGAGTCCAGTTCACGCCATCGGGACTTGTGGCGGACTGGGACCAGGACAGGACGGCGCAATACTTGGAACCGTTCCACCCCACGCTTTCCCAGGTGCCGGTCGCGGGAAGGGTAACGACCAGCCACCCGGACCCGGTCCACAAGGCGGCCCGGTTGGTGCCGTTGGGCAGTTGCTCCTCATGGGAGCCGATCCGGTTTCCGTCCTGGTCGTAATCGTCCACCGTCACGGTATAGAAGCCGTCCGTGTAAGCCAAAAGGAGGGCCTGACCGTTGGGCCCTGCGGCCAGGTCAATCCAGGAGAGCCCGGCCACCTCCGCTGGGAGATCCTGGCGGGTCCAACGGAGGTCCAGGGAACGGGAAAAGAAAGGAATCCTGCCTTGGGCATCCACGGCATAGCTGCAGGTGGTGATGCCGGCGGCCGGATAGGCCCCGCCGTCCATGTCGAACAAGGCGGGACTGTACAGGGACCGGGATTGGCCCATGCTTGCAGGCGGGTTCAGGTCGGTGAGGGCTCGAAAGTTGAAGCCCATCAGCTCACCCTGGTCAGGGTCAGGACCCCGGCACGTAGGATGAGAACGTAGGAGCCACCCGTCGCGTCGTCCCAGGGTAGACCGGCGGCCGGGATATGCTGGGGGCCGGCAGGACCGGGGTCGCCTTTATCCCCTTTGGGACCAGGATTGCCTTGTGGACCTGGGTTGCCCTGGGGTCCTGGGTTTCCTTGGGGCCCGGGGATGCCCTGCGGGCCAGGGTCGCCCTGGGGGCCGGGGTCCCCTTTGTCTCCAGGGTCCCCTTTGGGGCCTGGAACGGTGGAGGGCGCTCCCGGGTCGCCTTTGTCACCCTTGGGACCGGGGAGCAACTGGATGTTCTGGAGGCCCTGCTTCAGGGACTCGGTGCGGTTGAGCAGGGCTTGGGCCTGGCGGTTGAGAACGCCACCCGGGCCGCCTTGGGCGGGATCGGTAACTTCCAGCCGGTAGACGTCGTCCCAGCCGGGAATGGGGACGAGATTGGTCATGCCTTCTCCTTCAGGACAGCCGAAAGGGAGGCCGGCACGGGGAGGTCCCGACGAAGGTAAGCGTTCCTCCTGGCCAGGTTGGCGAAGTCGGCCTGGGCCTTCCGGAATCGGACGGTGACGGAGTCCGCCCCACCGACCCGGTAGCGGTAGAGGGGCCGTTGAAGATGGTGGACCTCGGTGAGTTCGCTCAACTTCAAGGCGAGGTCGTAGGTTTCTGCGTAGGTGAAGGCGGGATCGAAGCCCCCGGCCTTCTCGTAGAGGTCCCGCCGGAAGACCACCAGGTGCCGCATCAGGTTCTCGGACAGCATGCCGTCCTTGGAATAGGGCGGAAGGGGTGGCGGGGTCACGTCCCCCTTGGGCGTGATGAGCACCCGGTCCGTGAAGATGACCCCGCAATTGGGATTCCGACCGGAGGCGGCCAGGACTTCCGTCAACGCCGTCGGCAGGATCTCGTCGTCGCTGTCCACGACGGCCACCCACTCCCCGGTTCCGGCCTGGATCCCGGCGTGTTTGACGGCGTCCGGATGGCCCGAATGCTCCAGGGCCAGGAATTTCACCCGAGGGTCGGGTCCGGCCACCGTTCGGGCCACTTCCAGGGACCCGTCCGTGCTGCCGTCGTCCACGACGATCAGTTCCAGATCCTTGTGGGTCTGTCCCAGGACCGAGGCCACGGCATGACCCACCAGGGAGGCGCGGTTCCAAACGGGGATGACGACGGTGATCACGTGGGGATCTCCATGAGGATCAGGCGGCCTTGGGCCACCAAGGTCTGGGTGTAGGGGTGGCCGACGGGAAGACCGGGGTCGGATCCGGGGCAGAGCCGGAAGGAGCCACCGAGGTAGTAGGATTCGACGCCGTCGTTGACGTTGTTCAGCGTCACGCTCGACAGGGGGCCGACGTAGCGTTGGTTCATGTGGACCGTCCTTTCAGATCAAGGCTCCAAGTGCCTTGCAGGCTCAACCCGGGGACCTTGGCAATGGGCGCCCGATTGATCCGGGAGATCTCCAGGCCATCGGTAGTGGTGAGGGCGAAGGTGTCGAGCTCCTCCCCCACGGCCGTCACCGCGTCAATCTCAAACGCCACCGAGAACACGCCATCTCCGGCCAGGGAGGCGTCAATGGAGGGGGCTGGGATGACGTGCGCCAAACTGCCCGCACCAAACCGCACCTGGACGCCTTCGGGAAGGGTGAACCCCAGGAGGTGGACCGAGCCGTCCAGGTTCCAGGATCCGTCCAGCAAACCGGATCGTACCTGGCTGGAAAGGACCAGGGTGAAAGCCAGGGCGTCCAGGTGGCACCGGAGGGGCTTCCAGGCGTTGATGAGACGCGTGATGAGGGCCAGGTTGGCAACGGTGACGGGCTTGTCGGGAAGGGGTTGCACCGCGCGGAACCTCGCCCAGTTGTTGGCCTGGTTCAGCATCACGACACCATCCAGGAGCCAGGTGCCGTCCAGGGCGCGAGGCGGTAGCCGTTCCTGGAGGGTCACACCGGGCCAGCCGCTGAGGGTGAGAGCCCGCTGGATCGACCAGGGAGTTCCCCTGCGCCTCTGGAGGGTTGGGGCTTCCCGGAGAAGGGCTCGGCGCTCGTAGTCCGTGGTGGCCAGGAGCCAACCGGGGTCCTCCAGGAGGCCGGCTTGAAGGGCCAAGGCCGGAAGGGCGACGGAGGGGGCTTGGTCGATCCACTGGATCCGGGCTTGGGCCAAGTCGATGGAAGAGGCGTTCTCGGCCAAGGCAAGGAAGGCTAAGCTTCGTTCATCCCGGAGGGTCGGTGGAAGCAGGGAGGGGTCAACCATCGGCAAGCCCCGTCCAGGCGATCTGGATGGAATGCCCGTCGGCCCATTGGCTGGGCCCCAGAACCTGGTCGGTCCAGCCCGGCAGCTCGACCTTGTAGACACCGTCCACGGAAAGCGCCTTTATGAGATGGGAGCCCACGAGGTCCCGTCCCAGTCCGCTCTGGCGGTCCGTGCGGTAGGCTTCGGCAGCCGCCTGGGCGCGAGGGAGAACCGTTGCCGGGTCCGCCCCGGAGAAGAGGGTCAGGTTCGCCCGGATGTCGAAGGGCGCGGGAGTTGGGGCGAGGACCTCCACCTCGTCGCATAAGGGGCGGACGGTCTCGTCGGAAAGGGCGGCCTGGATCAAGGCCAGGAGGTCCGGGGAGGGAAGGCCGGTGGCGAGCAGCACGTACACGGCCACGACGCCAGGCCGGGCCTCCTCCACGGCCACGTCCAGGATGTCCGGGTGGGTGGCAAAGGCCAAGGAACGGTAAGCTCCCGAGGGACCCGCAACGGAAAAGCGGCTGGGGGCGTCCAGGATGCGTGCCCGGTAATGGTCGTCGTCCTCGGGGTCGGCGCCTCCCGCCGTGGTCGTGGTATTCAGAACCCCTGCCACCTGGGGCAGGAGGTCCATGGGCTGACAGACGTCCCCGGGCTGGTATCCGTTTCCCCCCGTTCCCGGGGCCAGGCACTGGGACACCACCTCCCCTTGCGTGGTTCCCCGTGGAATCAGCAGGGCCTCGCTGGTCGAGAAGATCACTTTGGCGTCCTTGGTCTGAACCTGATAACCCGCCGGGATGACGGTGTCCGAGGCCAGGCCATCGGGAAGGGTGATGCGGAGCGTCGTTACAGCAGGCGTGGCTCCCAAGCGAGGGGTATCCACCTCCACACCGCGGTGTTCCAAGGCCGTGCCGGTTGCGAAGAGCACCAACTGCTGGAGACAGGCCTGCTGCAGGGCGTTCCGGTTCAGGATCGTCAGGTAGGCCAGGAGGCTGATGAACAGCCGCTCCACTTGCCCGGGATAAAGGGTCCGGCCCGTCAGGGCCTCGTACTGGGAAACCAGGTCCGCGAGGATGACCGTGGGATCCGTCTCGGTGAACTGAGGCACGGGGAGAGCTGGTGCGGTCATGAGGCGCTCCCCAGCAGGAGGAGCTGACCGAATTCGTCCGTGCCGCCCTTGGGGGTCCAGACCACGGCGAGGATGACGGCCCCAAGGCGGACGGGAGTGACGCCCACCCGGATCACGTCGATGCGGGGCTCCCAGGTTCGAAGGGCGCGAAAGACCGCCTGGATCATCTTCGGGATGGCGACGGGGAGGGGGCGGTCCAGTTGGGACAGGGCTTCGCAGCCGAAGATGGGGTCCCCGGGAACGCTTCCTACCGGCGTTCGGACAATGATCGAAACCGCCTGGGCAATTTCGTCTATTCCGGTAACGGTTTCCCCTGGGCGGCCGTAGGCAGGCTGCCAATAGGGGGTGCTGGGAACATCCGAGGCCATGAGGAAACTCTCGTGCGCCCGAGGAATCCCCTCGTGGAAAGCCCTTTAGGAATGCTGGCTGTTGGGCTTGCTATGATGGGGGATCCGTTCTAGCTCCAGCCGTGGTCCCCATTCAGGCAAATCCCCAAACCCTGAGGCAAAAGGTGCTCTATGAGTGATGTCGACCCGAACCTATTAGAAACAGCGAAGCTTCTGGCTTCCCGGGTTGGGGAAACCCTTGGCTTAGAACATAAAAACTGGTTGGATTTAGGGACCGACGATGGCCAGGCCAATTTGATCAGGTCTTTCCTTGGATTGAAAAATAACGATGGCGGTTGGTTGATTATTGGGGTCGACAACGGGACTGGTAAACGCTCAACAGGACCCCACCCACCCCCTCTCGATGTTCGCACGGCATATGACGTAGACCTGATCGCCAAATTGCTTGTTGGGCACACAAGTTATCCTATTGATTTCACGGCTTGTTACCCAGAAATCGATGGTGGGGTAGTTGCAGCCTTTCACATCTCGCCGGGTTTACAGACCCCGATTATATCCACCAAGGGTCTTAAGGATACAAAGCTCGTTAAAGATGCCATATATTGCAGATCGAGTCACAATGGGCAAGTTTCAACGCATCAGGCAAATCATCAAGAATTGAAGAAAATTTTAGATGTTTGCATGCGAAACCGCGAAGCAAGCATTGGAGAATTTGTACGACGCCATTGGAGTGACATGGCTATGGAAATTTCGCATCTTCAATCCGCGAAAGAACGAGAGATTGAAGCTGGAATGGTGGAAGCTGGGAAATATTTTGATTTAGTATTGCGTGAAAATAATCTGTCAAATCTCCCCAAGCCTGGATTCCTTTCGGTCGGTGTTGCATGGGACGCTGAGCTTCCAGACCCGTTGCCAACAAAGCGGCTATTCAATCACATGATGTTGAGCCATCCCCATGCAAGCGGGTGGCCTCCCTGGATGAATCCAGAGCAATTCCAGGACCCAGGCGGATCAAGACCGGTCAAATTGTGGGAAGCAAGGGATAGTTGGTATGGATTGATAGCGCTGGTGACTGAATTCCCTTCTGGGAACGCGTTTGAACATCTGGATTTTATGCAATGGAGTCCAAAGGGGTTTTTGTTCTACCAGACTCCATATTTTGACGACCTTCCAATGTGGGTCGTTTCAAGAGGAACCACGCCATCCTGGGCTGATGGGGAACTTCCTCCCTGGATGCATAAGCTGCTAACTCGTGGCGTTCTAATGGAGCAGGTTGCTGAATCCATGTTTACAGCTCAAAGGTTCGTTACGACGATGTTTGAATATCAAAATTGCAATTTGCCTCAAAACCTTTTCTTTAAATTCCAATTCTCTAGTCTTCGAGGTAGGCAATTGCTGACTCAGAGTGATGTTGCTTTTCCAAGCCTTTCAAAGGCATGCACAACGGAAGAAAAAGCCATATACAGAAAAATCAAAATTGACGCGGGGCGTGATGTTATCAGTGAAGCAACCTGGAATGTCCTGCGGAATCTTTTCGTGGAATTCCACGGCGAGGACCTGCGTCAAGCTGACGTTGACCGAACGTTAAATAAGGAGCTTTGGAAGATTAGCCAGTGACCTTTACGGCACGGCCTGGGCCACACCGCCGGTCGTGACGGGGTGGGAATGGTGGGCGCTGTTGTTCCCCCCAGCGAGCATGTTCCCGGAAGCATGGATGTTTCCTTGGGCGTCCAGGTCTCCCTGAAGGACCAGTTTTCCCGTGAGGGTGAAAGTCGTGCAGCTCACCTTCACGCCCTTGGGAGCGGCGATGACGAGTTCCTTGGCGGCGGGATCGTACGAAATCCGCGTGCCGTCCTCGAAGGTCAGGAACCGGACCTGGGGATCCGTGACGGGAGGTTGATCCTTGGAGGACGGCAGGCAGCCCAGGACGATGGCGTCGTCCAAGTCCAGCCCTGGAATCAAGGCCACCTGGCTTCCCACCCGGGGCAGCGCCACGTCCCACGCCTCGTGCGCCAGACGCTGAACGACCGGGAGCCAGTCCGTGACGACGCCGTGCTCCGGTAGGCGGACTTTGACGAAGCCCGCCCCGTCGACCGCTTCCACAAGACCCTTGAGGTGGCTCATGGCAGGACCTTTCGCAGGGTGATTTCCGTCGTGTAGCCCTGGTCCACGTTCAGGGTGTGGCGGCTGTGGAGCACAATCCACTGCCCGCCATTGGCGCCCCAACCCTCCACCCCGTCCGCCGGCAAGGAAACCGTGACCCCGGAGCGCAGGCGGGGCTGGCCGTCGCAAGTGAGGGTGGCCTCATGCTCGAAGGTCTTGGAGGAACGCAAGGCCCGCTTGGCATGGACCTCCACGTTGGCGCGGCCCCCCCGGAGTCTGTGACGGAGTTGCTGGGAACGCCCCCATAGGCCCGGCACCGTCTTCTTGAGGAGGCCGTCATAGACCTGGTCCGGGCCCACCCGGACCTCGAACTCCACCAGGTCCTTGAGGTCGCTATCGAAGTACCGGGTATAGCTGCCTCGGCTGCCGGGCTGGGTCTTGTCCCTGAAACGGAAGCGGGTAACGGCCGTCCGGGGAAGCTCGAAGACGGGTGGCCGCTGCTCCAGGGCCTCCGCTTTCAGGAGCAC